AGGTATTAAATCTTTCATTGGCCGAAACGAGCTAAAGGATATTATAGAATCGGTCTATGTTACATTTGGGAAAGTATGTAAAGCTTATGGGTTTAAAGATTACACCTTCAATGCAGCAAAAAACTTTATTCAATTTGGTAATAAGAGTCATATAAATTTTATCGAAGTAAAGTATAAACCATCCGACCCAATGTATGAAGATGTAGGTTCTACGGAATATACGATCGGATGGGGAGAAGAAATAAGTGAGTGGCATGAAAACGCTGCTACTGTTTTATCTACAAGGGTTGGTAGGCACTTGAACAAAAAAAATATTGACGGTAAGTATTGGACTAAAGAGAACGAGAAAGGGGAAAAGGAAAGAGTAGAAATAAGAGGTAGTATATTGTGGACTTGTAACCCTAAGAACAATTGGGGCAAATCCGAGTTCCATGATAAAGATAAAAACGGAACATTAGAACCCAATAAAGCATACTTGCAATGTCTTATTACCGAAAATCCTTTTATTGAAAAGGCTTATGTAGAGAAACAAAGAAATCTTGCTAAAAAGAACAAGGGATTATACGAAAGACTTTTTAAGGGCAATTGGGATTACCAAGATAACCCACATCAATTAGCGGAACAAGAATCCATAGAAGCTATATTTAACAATGAGCACGTTCCAGAGGGCAAAACCTATGTTACCGCTGATATTGCACGGCACGGAAGCGATAAAGCCGTTATAATAGCATGGAGTGGATGGAGAATAAAAGAAATCATAAGTTATGATTACAGTAGTATCCCAACGATTGTAAACTCAATAAAATTTTTAAAGAATAAATATAGAGTTTCAAATACTAGGACTATTGTTGATGCCGATGGTATAGGTGCTTCTGTTTTAGATTATGTAGGCTCAAAAGGTTTTAAAAATAACGGAAGGGTCATTGGAAAGGGTAAAAATGTGCCAAACTACAGAAACTTACAGGTTCAATGCCTATATCTACTTGCAGAGCAAATAAACCAAGGCCAATTACATATAGATGCCGATATTACCGAAAAAGAAAAAACATCAATAAGAGAAGAACTTGCACAAATAGAAAGCGCACCAAGCACAAGGGACGATACTAAGTTGGACTGTAAGAAAAAAGGAGATATTAAAAGTGATATTGGCAGAAGTCCTGATTATAGGGATGCCATATTTATGAGAGTATTTTTCGACCTTAAAAAGTCAACAGCGGAACTAAGCACTAAGTGGAATTGAATTATAAAAAATAATTTATAACCAAAAATTAGTATCTTTGATTTAAATGACGTAAAAGAATATGTCTATCTACATAAAATATGTCATTAGATTTTATAAAAGAAGGTAAAGGAAGGAAATCATTGGAAAAGGCCGAAAGACAGCAAGACCAATTACGGTATTTCCTTGTTTCGGATGTACAAGAGGATTTTAACGAGGATTACTTCCATAATTATATCCAACGTAAACATTACAATGACGACCAATTTCTTAACTACGCAAAGAATGTATTGAAGGAAGACAATTTTCTTTCCTTTGCTAAGTATTACAGAAATCCAAATCCATCCTCCAAGCTTATTGATTCAAGGGTCAAAGAACCACTTTCAAGAGTATTCTTTTCAGAGGATTCATACTTCAACTATATTATAAACGGTAGGGACGTAGATTACCCGGCCGAACTAGATGACGATTTTGATGAAAGACTTTTTGATGCCGTACTGTTTAGGCATAACGATATTATCATACATGATGTAAAAGGGGTCAACAACCCTTACAGATTCTTTTTATGTATAGATAAGGTTGTATCCATCCATGTCGAATTAAACGACATAGAGAAAATCGCATATACGGCACAAGTAGAAATTAATGGAGAAAAAATAACTGGATACGCTTATTTGGATAGTGTTTCCTACAAGTTCTATGAAGTGGACAACGAAATACCCCTTATGGATGTTCCACATGACTTAGGTATATGCCCTGCAACATTTGTAAGCAAGGACAGATTTGACAATGACCCGATAGTACGTAAATCAATTTTCTCATACCTAAGAGGTGACTTAGAGGAATATGTTTTCTTGAAAACGCTTCAAAAAATGGTAGAGCCCAATGGGAGTATTCCTATTACGGTAAAAATAGAGAGCAAGGAAATTACCGACGGTTCCGATGATTTTGATGCTAACAATGGCGAACCCATGTCGGTTGACCAATTAGGCTCACAAGTTCCAAGAGAAGCAAGGTCAAGGACTACGAATAAAGGTTCTGTAATGCAGGCGGGTACGGAAATTACCGTTCCTGCAATTGAAAAAACAGATGGTTCGATAGATACCGATTTAGCTAAAAACTTCATTACTTTCTTTTATATACCAGTTGAGGCACTTAAATACCTTAATGACCGGATAGGCGAGATAGAAAAAGAAATAGTTACTTCATCTATTGGGGATTATTCTGAAGGTGTAGAGGGTTCAATGAACGAAAAACAAATACAAAAGACGTTTGTTTCCAAAGAAGATAAATTGCGTTGGCTGTCCAATACAATGTCATGGGCCAGGATGAAGTCGGACAAAATGATATTGGCATTGAAGCATGGTTCTGAAAAAGTTAAGGTAGATGCGTTCTACGGTTCGGATTTCTTTTGGGAAACACCCGAAAAACTTTTTAAGATGTTCGTAGATGCGCCGAACAGCATAGAGCGAAAAAGTATTCTTATACGTCTTACCAAGAGAAGAAATATATTCAATAGGGAGAAAAAGAAACGTGACACGATACTTTACCAGATAATGCCCTATGCTTGTGATAAAGATTTCCAAATGGCAATAGACAGACAGGTAGTTGATGATCTTGATTTTGAACTTCAATCAAGATTTCACTATTATATCAACCTATTTGAAGCAGAATATGGTAGTATTGTTGCCTTTTGGGAAGGACTAGGAGACAATGATGCTCAAAAAATAGTACTTTTGAATCAATTATTAATAAAACTTATAAAAAATGGCAAAGAAGTCAGTAGTACACCTTAGAGTGTACAAAGGATCATCAATGGCGTACGACGCAAACAAAAACCCTTTAAATGAAAATCAGATCGTAAAGATACAACATGGTTCGTTTGAATGGATAAACTTTATGAAAATGGCGGTAAAGAACGGCTATTGTAAAGTAAAAGTAGAAAAGGTAATTATTGTGGAAGGATTTGGTGAAGATGAAAAAATAACCCAAGTCAACGAAACCTCTTCTATTGAAGCGGAAGTTGAAGATGCTATAAACCCTAAGCAGGTAGTAGTGTTGACAGACGACCAGAAACGAATTAAGGAACTAGAGGACAAAATCAATTCTATGCTTAATGATAATAAATCAAAAAGCAAGGGTTCGGAAAAGGAAAAGGAAATCCAAGTAAAGGACGCGAATGACGTTAATGATTACCCTGTAGACCCTGTAGAGCTAAAGTCTTATTACGAAGGTATAATGGGCAAAAAAGCACATCACAAGGCTTCAAACGAAACTCTTATCGAGCAAATGGAAGAATTAAAAAATAAATCATAAACAGACTTATGGAACTACAATTTACAGAGGACTTTGTTAAAGATAACGGGTTCACAAAAGAACAGGTAACAGCAGTAAAAAGCCACATTGAAACAGCTTATATCCCTGAATTAAAAAAAGGATGGGATGGAAAGGCCAATGAAAATGCCGAAGGAATATTGACAGGGGCGGCTAAGTACGCAAGAGAAAAGTTCGGACTTAATTTAGATAGAGACCAAGGCGAGAAATGGGGCGATTATTTTGGTAGACTTTCAGATGTTGGCTTTGAATCATCAAAATCTAAATTGGCCGAAAAGCAATCGGAACTTGATGAAAAACTAAAGAACTTCAAAGGCGGTGACGAATACAAGTTACAGGTCGATAAGTTACAGGGCGAATTGAACAACTACAAACAACAGGTAGCAGAATTAGAACCTTTAAAGGGATATGACGAAAAGTACAAGACGGCAAATGAACAATTATCGACCATGAAAAGGGAAGTTGCCTATGGAAGTGTCAAGCCTAATTTTCCTGATACGGTGAACAAGTACGAAGCAGATGCCAAATGGAGCGAGTTCAAGAAGGGCATAGAAGAAAAGTATAGCCTAGAATATGTTGATGGAGTTGCCGTTGCCGTAGATAAGGAAAACACGTATAAGCAAGTAAAGTTATCCGAGCTTGTTTCCAATGATGAAAGCATGAAGTCATTGTTAGAAGGCAGGCAGCAAGGAGGAACGGGAGCGGGGGCAATAGACCAATTGGATATAGCCGATGTTCCATTTAAAGTAAAAAAGGATGCGACAGGCGAAGAACTGTCCAAAACCATAAACGAGTACTTACAAAACACAAAGAAGTTGAGTAAGACAGATCCAGATTATGCCAATCAATTTACTAAACTTTATGGTTTAATAAAGAAAGCGGTATAGTTCATTAAATAGTTTGCGAAAGAACGCAGTAGTAAAAATTAATTATTAATCTTTAATCATTTAAACAATGGCATACATTAATGCAACATTATGGAATGATATTCAGCTTTCGCAAGCGACAAACGAAAAAAGATTTGCGGAACTTGGTATCATAAACGCCGTAAAGGCAAGCACGGCAGGTGTCGATTATATTCCACCTTCCGAGATCTCTAAGATGTCTAGTCTTTCTTCTTTAAGACAGATTCAGATACCTGTTATCAAAGACCAATCCGTAGTAGTCAATACTACCCCTGGATTTGCTAACATACCTTCTAATCTTGCTGAAACTGCAAATTACGCCTTCACGGCGTATGATGTGTTTTCAGGATTCAGACACTACCCCGCAGCCCATGACAACAACATGGTCGATTCCGACTACATGAGAGCGCAAACAATGAAGAACGTTGCTTATGCAATGGGAAATAGCATTGAAACTGTTTTAGCCACTCAATTAGAAGCTAGAAAGACACAAGTGCTAGGACACACTCTTCCTGTATCACAAGGGGATGGTACTTTCACTTTTAGCGGGGCTGATGACACTTTGACAATAAACAAGGCCGCTCAAAAGGAAACTATGTTTATGAACATGGATTCTCTTATGAGTGCCAATGAATTGGGAGGTAATTATCGCATTGTTACAAGTCGTGCGGGATTAGCTGTTCAAAAATCCGAAATGCTTAAATACGGAGCGAACAATGATAAGAATCTTGCTGCTTTAGGTTTCATGGGGATGGACAGATTGCACGAAACAGGAAACATATCGGCAGGTTCGGATGTGTTTAAAGGATATTTCTTGCGTGACGGTTCAATCGGAATGTATGAGAATTTCCCTTTTGATTTTAGAAACGGCACTTCTATTGGAGGTCGTGATTGGTCTATTTCAGATGTTGAAATTCCTTATACCGGAATGAGAGCAAACATCTACACGAACAAAGAAGCTACTGATGCTACGGCATTGATAACTTCTGGTACTGATTCAAACCTTATCATGTCTCACTTTGAGGAAATGGGTGTTTGGATTCGTTTCTACGTTGTATATCCTTATAACTCCGATTTGTCTACAAGAGCAAACGACATAGTTAAGATCATAGGGTCTACAACTTAATTTTTAAACCAATAAATTAATAAAAAAAATGAAATATTATATAACAGATGTAAATGGAAACCGAGTACCCGCAGAGGGGGGAGGTTTTCTCGACTTAACCGAAAATGTTGTCGCCGCCAAAACCTTAACGGTCGAAGATAGCGGTAAATATTTTCGCTTAGTAAGCGCAGGAACAGCGGGACACAATATTACCCTGCCCGCACTAACAAAAGGACTTAGTTATAAGTTTTCTTTGGCAAAATTAACCGCAACTACAGCTTGGACAATTACTTGTCCTACAGCAGTAATTAACGGATATGTTTCTGTAAATTATGCCACTATAGCAGCGGATAGTGAGTCTTTGGTAACTTTTGCCCATGCAGCGGATACTATTGGGGATTGGGTCGAGCTTAAATGTAACGGAACAACTTGGGACATTTATGGAGTAGGTAGCTTAGCAGGCGCAATAACAGTAACAGCACCCTAAGAAATGGATATAGGTTTTTCAGAAGATTTTACAAGTGATGTGATATTGGACGCACAGTTAATGGCAGTCCCCGATTCAGGGTTATATGTCAATACAGGTGTAGACCCATCTATTACTATTAACAATCTTTTGGAACACCTCCCAAAACTAGGTTCTAGTTTTTCGGCATGGAGCAGTGGGAGTACTTACGGAAAATTTTCTACGACTAGAAACAGAAATGATATAGTTGTGGTAAGCTCCTTAATATACGAGTCCATTGGCCCATCAAATACCGGTAACGACCCAGGAGCAGAAAATTCCGCTTTT